GCACAGCGCCAGAGTTGCAACGGCGAGGGCAGTTGTTGATTATGTCAAAAGTGGAAAGCCACTTTTTTATCTAATCCGAGAGAAGAACTTTGAACTAGTTCTTGAGGCGCTTGAGATAAGCAAGCACTAGCAAAACCGAGATACCTCGGCCCTCGTGCCGGGGTATTCTTATGTCCAGATGTCCCCCATTTTTTCGGGACGCAATCCTGCGGATTGGCTCGCAAGCTCGCAAGCGTCCCGAGAGAACCAAAAAGGAATGCCCCCGAGGGGCATCGAAAAGCTTTTCTTAGCGCACCTACTAGGCGGTAAAGAAATCATTTTATTTGGGTGTATCCAGTGTATATAGTACCTTCCCCTACCGTATGTACTTCAGCCAGATTTACAGTGATTCCCCTCCCTGCGTGATAGGATACTGGCATGAACGAAATTACAGTGAGAATCACTCAGGCAGACGATAGCCTAGATTCTTTGGAAATGCAAATAGAGTTAATCGATCCCGCAGGAGAGGATGACTTCGTTGATGTCTGGGCAGTCACCCTCTATAGAAACATGGAAGCTGAGTACGATGGCTACTTCGAGATAGCAACCCACAGCGACGAGAAGGACATTATTACTATGGCGTTCCTAGCAGTTGGTTCAAACTAAAGTTCTACCCAAACAGCAACTCTAAAAAATTTCCCGTATGATTTTTTAGTAAAACCAAACAAGGAGAAGAAAATGTCACGTGGATTAACAGAGGAAGCCGCTCCCCAAGAAGAACCTGCAACATTAGCAGAGGTAGCCGACATTGTGTTTGGCACAGCTCTATACCTAGAGACGCTGGAAAAGAAGCTAGATGAGGTTTTGGCGCTTTTAAGGGCTGAAGACAAGGTATAATTAGGTCATGTCACAAAATCCAGTCTCCCTACTAGACGAGACGCTTATTCGAGCAGCTGCCGCTGGCAAGTCAGGCGACGAGATGCAAGAGCTGACGGGTATACCTGCAGCTCAAGCCGTCATGCACATTAAGCAACTCCTGTCACGTCGTGATATCTGGTCAGAGGTGGAACGCCGACAGCTACTGCTCTATGAACTAAACGAGCTAAAGGACAGCCTGACTGCCCGTGCTGTTGAGATGCAGGACGAGGACTCAGCTAGGCTGCTGCTAAAGGTGCTTCAGGAGATTGGTCGAAGGCTAGACCAAGAGAACATAAAGCTAGAGCACGATGTTATAAGACTTAGTGAGTATCAAGAGCGTGTGCTAATGAAGGCAATGGATGCAGCGTTGAACTTTGCAAAGGGTGAGCTGCTATCAAGATACCCAGAAGTTCCAAAGGGTGAGCTTGATGAACTAGTGGTTGAAGGATTGGTTAAAGCCAAGTACGAACTAGAGCAGGAACGGGATGATAACTAATGCCACTATACGAGTATGTGTGCCCTTGGTGCGAAGAACGAGTTGAGATCAGTCACTTGATGGTTCACACGCCAGAGGTGTATTGCCCAGTGTGCGTAAGAGTAATGAACAAAGGGGTATCAGCCCCGCAGATTACTTTTAACGGAACCGGCTTCTATAGTACGGATAAAACCCAAGCATGATTGAAGGTGCAATTGACGGTGTTGTTGCGGAGATGCGTCGCCGTAGCAAAAACTCAATGTACCTCAACGACCCAGTTGCTTGGGCATCTGATGTAGTTGGCAAGCACATGTGGTCTAAGCAAGCTGAGATCGCTGGAAGCATTGTTGACAACACACACACTGCCGTGGTAAGTTGTAACGGAGCTGGCAAGAGTGCAACCGCTGGCATCTTAGGTGCTTGGTGGGTTGCAGTGCACGACCCTTACGAGGTTGCAATGATTGCCTCAGCTCCTACTTACCCTCAGATTGCTCGTGTGTTATTTCGTGAGCTAAAAGACAACTACAAGGCAGCAGCCATCAGAGGCTTCAAGCTGCCCGGGCACATCAACCAGTCAGAAGAGTGGAAGCTTGACGATGAGTTTGGAACGCTGCTTGGTTTCGGTAGGCGACCTTCTGACACAGACATCGTGTCTGCCTTTCAGGGTATCCACCGTAGATACGTATTTGTAATCCTTGACGAAGCTGGTGGTATCCCAGTAGACCTATACACCGCTGCTGAGGCGGTTACAACTTCCGCTGACTCTAGAGTGTTAGCAATTGGTAACCCTGACCGCAGAGGCACAGAGTTCCACAGGATTTTTCGTGAAGACGAGACTTGGAACAAAATAAAAATTTCGGCTTTTGATTCTCCAAACTTCACAGGCGAGTGGGTTCCAGAAGAAGTAAAGCCGCTCTTGATCCAGCAGAGCTGGGTTGACAGGCAGAAGATTGCTTGGGGCGAAGACTCTGCAAGATATAAGTCCAAGGTGCTGGGCGAGTTCCCAGACGAGGACGACACTGCATTCTTTAGCCAGACCGCTCTTGACAAGTCTGTTGACGCTGAGTTTGAAGAAGATTCAGAGATAGAAATAGTAATGGGCGTTGACCTTGCCCGCTTCGGTGAGGACGACAGTGTTATCTACACTAACCAAGGTGGCAGACTGCGGAAGCATTCAAGTTGGAGCAAGGCTACTTCGGTTGAGAGCGCCAACAGGGTTCACCAAGCTGCCATTGAGCTAGGAGCCAATCAGGTTCGAGTTGACGGCGCTGGACTAGGTGGGCCTGTTATCGACCAGTTGGCTGTTCTTGCTGACGATAAGTACACTGTTATATCTATGATGGGTTCTGCTGCCTCGCCAGACAGGACTAGATGGTTCAATGCTCGTGCCTATAATTTCGACTCCCTTCGGGAGCAGATGCTTGAAGGTCAAATTGACATCGACCCTGATGACAAAGACCTGATGGATGAGATGATGATGCTTAGATATAAGTTCTCATCTCTTGGTTCTATTCAGATAGAGTCCAAAGACGACATGAAATCCAGAGGAGTTCACTCTCCTGACAACTTGGACGCTGCTGTTTACGCATCTGTGAACCTAGATAACATCTTTAACTCTCCATTTGGCGACTCAAAGGTGGGTGACAGGATACTTATGGACCCAGAGATTCAGTTCCAAAGTGAATCTTTCTATGGTTCTTGGGTATGGTAGACTGCTTTTACATACTTTTTAAGGACTTTTAGTGGCTGATTCAGACTTTTTAGCAGACTTTCAAGCAATGTCATCAGAAAACGAATTACTTCGTGAGTCTTATGCTTCAATGGCTAGTGCAATCCTTTCCTTCGATGATGAGGGTTGGAATCCAATTGGCGCTCAATACGGTGTCAATGGCTTCACTCTTACCGAACTTAAAATCTCTGCAGCTAAGATCCGTGAGGTAACAGAGGGAAACCCTCTACTAAAGCGTGGTTCTGCTATGAGAACAAGCTATGTCTTCGGTCGTGGCGTTGTCTTTGGTGACCAGCCACCCAGAGTGCGCAGGATTATGGAAGACCAGCAGAACCAAGACGTTCTGTTTAGCGCCGAGGCTCAGATGATTAACGAGCGTAGCCACTTTACTGATGGTCAGTTCTTTATCCTTGCCGACAACAAGACTAAGCAATTGCAGCGAATCCCTTTTGAGGAGATTACTGGTGCTGTGACTGACCCTGATGACTCAGAACGCATTAGATACATTCGCAGGACTTGGACTAGAACTGATGTAAATTTCCCAACTGGTCTTGAGACTTCTTCGGCTAGAGATGTCTGGTACCCAGTTGACACCTACAAGCCTTCAGGCAGGTTCTCAACGACTATTATGAACCAGCCAGTAGACGGCACCAAAGTTATGTTCTACAGCCGTGTCAACCGACGTGGTGGACGGATATGGGGTGTTCCAGATGCATTGCCAGCTCTACCTTGGGCTCACGCTTACAACGAGTATCTAAAGGACGGCGCAAGGATGCTAAAGTCCTTGTCGATGTTTGCTTGGCAACTAAGGTCAAAGACAAAGACTGGTGCGACTGCAGCTGCGGCTTCTATTGCAACCAAGGCTACCGCTGGCTCAACTGCAGTGATGGGCGACGGTATGGAGCTAAGCTCAATGCCTAGAGGAAACAATGTTGACTTGAGCACAGGAAGACCGCTTGCATCTATGGTGGCTTCTGCTCTGGAGATTTCAGTTGTTGCACTACTCAGCGACCCGGGAGGGTCTGGCTCTTACGGAACCGCAGCTACTCTTGACGCTCCAACCGTAAAGGCAATGGAGTCTCGACAAGCTGTGTGGACCACTTTCTATCACAGGGTTCTAATGTGGATGGGTGCAAACACCGTAGACATTAACTGGCCCAAGATTGAGATTGAGCCATCACAAAGACTTATGCAAGCTCTTGCACTAGCTCGGGAGACCAACGCAATCTGGGACGACGAGTATCGTGCTGCTGTTCTTGAAACGCTTGATGTTCCTAAGTTGCATTCAGGTGTTCCACCTATTGACGACCCTGAATCTAATGACAGCCCGATACCGGGTCAGGGTAACGATGGAGCAGTCGGATCGATGCAGGATAATGCAAACGATCTGCGTGATGCCGACAACGAATAACCTGCACAACCAATTGCTTATGGTATGATTTGTAATAGATAATTC